GTTTAGACTCTTTTCTATAAGGAATATTACATGTTCTTTAGTCTCCTCCTGAAGTGTTTTGATAATATCTCTTTGCTCATCTGAAGATCTTTTATCGAAGTATTTTTCTGCAAAAAGTTCATAAATCAAATTATTATGAGTTTTTCCGACTCCTCTATTATAAAAAAACCATTTTCCATACTTGTCAGTTTTTTTACCATAAGAGGTAAAACCCATGACTTTACCAGCATCATTTTCTTCATCAAGTCCTAAAGAACGTGCAGCTATACCAAAAAGACTACCACATCCTATAGAAGTAGAATAAGCATACTCTACTATTTGTGGTTTCCCAGAATTTTCTGAGGTAACAGTTTCAATTTTAAAGTCACCTAATTTATCTTTCTCAAGATCTCCTCTTTGAGAAAAATGTTTAAATTTTTCTTGCAATCCATTAGAATAGTCAAAAGAATAAATTGATTCAATCTCTCTAAAAGGTTCTCTTTTTACATAATCAATTCTATTTTCAAAAAAAGATCCAGCACCATCAGAAACTAAACAAGCACATTCTTCAAATCCAGAAAAGAAAGCTGCATTAGATGCATGATAAAAATGATGATCATTTTCTCTGTAAATTACTTTTTTCCAATCAATATCATTATCTTTAAATATGTTTAAAATATCAAGTATAATTTCATAATCACTTCCAAATGGATCTTTATAAGAAGAAAAAATAATATAATCAAGTAAATTAGTATGTTTTTTTATAAATTCATGCTGGTAAAATTTACAACGATTTAAATCTTTTAATCTGTTCCATCTAGGATATTCATGATGTTTTATCTTACTTATTCTTTCATCCTCATGATAAAAAACAATTTCACCATCTTTAATTAAGGCACAAGATGAATCATGAGATATATTAATTCCCAAAATATACATTAAACATTCTCCTCTATTACTAATTTCATTATTTCAGGTAAAAATAAATACTCAATTTCAGATCTCTTTAAAGTATCTATAGCATCATCAATCGTCTCGACTAATGTTTCTCCGCCCAAATTAAAAGAAGTATTAAAAATAATAGGGACATCAGTTTTTTGATAGAAAGATTCTATCAAGTTATAATAGTGATAATTTTGTTTTCTTGTTACTGTCTGCAATCTACAAGTATCATCAACATGAATAATTCCAGGTATCAGATGTTTTTTATTAGGAAGAACTTCTAAAGCATAGGACATAAATGGACTTTCATCAAGACCAGCCATATCAAACCACTCATGGGCATATTCGAGCATCATTGATCCAGCAAATGGTCTAAACCATTCTCTTTTTTTAATTTTATTTACGTGATCTTTAGCATTTGGATCACGAGGATCATAAAGAATAGAACGATTTCCAAGAGCTCGTGGACCAGCTTCACATCTTCCCTGATATATTGCAACAATATTTTTTCCGATTAATAAATCAGAAACGTCAGAATAATTTACATCTACAACATTAACTGCTTTAGAAATTATTTCCTCTAATTTCATTTTTTATTCAATAGTAATAGATGGAGCATCCACACATTCTGAACATCCATTCCGAGTCCAACCAAGTGCTTCCGATACCGCAGGAAATTTGCAAGTAAAAATACAACGAATCAGTTCAACAATTTCTATGTGCTCTTTCTGAGTTCCGTGTGATGAACGAAGATCAATATAGTGAATCCAAGAACGTACAGAACCAGTCATATAGAGGCGTGTAGGCGTCGCTAAGGGCAGTACAAACCGAGCGCACTCTTTTGCTACTCCCGCTTCTAGAAGACGGTTATAGAGGTGCAGAGAGTGCTCAAAATGAACGCGAATATCCTCAGTCAAAACTAACTTCAGATAATCGGGAATATCATCAATACTGTTCTGACGATTCTTGGTATCCTGTCTGCGAAGTTCTGGAAGAGGTATTGTTTTACTTAGAAGATTCGTATCAGCATAACGCTGTGAAAACTCTTGAAATGTGAAACTGCGGTGACGGAGAATCTGCGCTGCGATTCCACGAGTTGTATTAATCTCTACAGTCATCGATGCCTGCTCAAAGATTGACCAGTGTTGGTGTTGAATACAATACTTAAGTAATCCAGAAAACTTTTGATTTTCTTGATTTGATGGATTGCTTACTCTGGCGCAATAAGCCATATGCTTTTCTGCATCAGGAGTAACACTGATAAGTTTAACTTCTGGCTTCATAAATTCAAAATCAGTCGGGGTATCCATCATCATCTCCATCGTAAAATACTTCGTCGTAATCTGTAATATAATTGTTAATTTTTTCTTGAGTTGGTTTATATGAATCTAAATCAGAGTAGACTTCCGATTTTAAACAATCTACTAGAGATTCAAGATTCTGTACAATCAATTTTAACTTTTCCTTATCCATATTATTCTATTAATTTCAGTGATTATTGTTTTGATATATCATAAACATCTCACTCATTTTATCAGATCTATACATAAAAATAAACATCTCTAAGACATCTAGTGAAATTTCTGGAAGAGTTTGTAGATTATAAGTGCTTTTCAAATCTAGATAAATTTCGTGAAAATTTAAATAATCTTTGTCGAATCTATATCTGGGAGATCTTTTATTATTAAATGGGAGACATAAAAGCTTTGGATTACAATATCTCAATCCAATTTCATATATTATATTTTCAAAAGGCCAAAACCACAATTTTTCATGTTTGATATTTCTATTAACAGCACAAACATCATTAATTATATGTTTGAAATCATTAGTTTCATAATGATCCAATAATAGAGTATCACACTTACCAAAATATTCAGATGCATCACAATGTATTAATTCTATATTGTCTAAAAATGGAGATTTAATATGTTGATGATATTCAATTACTTCTTTATTTTTTTCTAATACTGTTATTTTGGAAACGTTCTTTTTTGTTAATAACCAATTTTCTCTTACGCCAAATCCAAGTCCGCTACAAATGCAATGCCCCTCAGCCAAATAATAATGAGAAAATAAACCATATGCTTCCGCATGAGTATGTAGATTATAGGTCATCCACTGCTCGCCATTAACCTTTAAATTAAATCCAGTAAACGGATATTCATATTTTTCAACCTCTAAAGATCCTTTACTAAAAGGTTCTATTTTAGGGACATCATAATTTAACATTTTTAAAAGATCTAACATTAGCAAACTCCTACGTATGATTGAGACCAAACTTTTGACTGATCATTCTATAAAATGATTTCCTTGTTCTAGATGCAGAATGATTTGTAAACCACATAGATTTTTGTAGTCTATCTATCTTCCAATTTTCAATATAATTAATTTCAGACTCAAATTTTTTTCTATAAAATGGTACTAAACACATCAATGGAGTATTTATTTCCACGATTTGATCTTCACTCATTCCGTCCAATTCCATTCCAGTATTAATTTTTTTATTCCACTTAAACATCCAGTTAATTTCTAGAGGACTTATATCAGTATGGTATATTCCAGCCGCAGTTGAAAATCTATTTTCGTTATTCCACAGTGGATGCAATATCAATGTAGATACACCAGGATCAGTTTTCATATACCAAGGAGATTTAAGTTTTAAAAAAAACTTATAGGGATCATCTTCATTAAAATATTCACCAACTAAAGAAGAAGAATGGTGAGTTAATTCATTCTTAACTACACTATCGACCCAATTAATATAAATTTGCCCTTCACTTTCTTCTCTGAACAAAAAAGTAGACCAGGATTTAATAATATATCCAGAAGAAAGAAAATCAAATATTCCTGGACAAGTTTTTGTGTTGTTTGTTTCTTTTCCTACCTCTCTTTTATCCTCAGTTAAAAACCTAAAAGGACATTTTTTTACACTAGGCATGGGTAAGTCAGAGAACCATTTCGGTATTTCTTTGTATGCAGGCACTGGCTCTGGGACTAAACCTTTATTTTCTTCAGAAGTGTAAAAGCTTATTTTTAAACTCATGTTTAAAATTAAATAAGTTCATTATACCATAAAAAAAGGAGGGAATCAACCCTCCTTTAAATCAAACAACTGTATTGGAAATTCGAGAATACTTTGTGTTACGAATAACAGATGCATTCATAACCCTCAGGAAAGGTGCATCACAAATATCATCAATATCTGCATCACTCAAAGTACCCCAACGGGCACCAGCAATCAGAACTTTAATTACATCAATTACGGTTTTCATTTTCCTGCTCCAATCAGTTGAATAAGTTGCGCCTGATAACGGCGGTCTTCTTTTTGTTTTTGTTCTTTAATAAGTTGAAGGAAGTTAAGTTTTTTCATTTTGAACCTCCCTTTGACTTTTCCATAGAAAACTTGTGTCCGTTTTCATCTACCCAGAACATCGTTCCACGATAGATTTCTACATGAGGTTCTCTTTTAGAAGGTTGGGTTGGGCGATCGTTAGTGTCATATTCGACACCACGATATACGACTTTAGACATTAGGGTTCTCCTTAGTTTTTAGGTTAAAGAGCGTTCCTTCAGTCGGCTTTTGCGTCTAATGGAAAGTTATCCCACCTACAAGTTTTTGGCGAAACATCTTTGATTTGCTGCACAAGTTCTTTTTTAACTCACAAAGGAAGATTTTGAGAACCAACATTTGAAATCAAGACATTTGCCTGAAAACAAGTTAATATCAGAGTTTCCATAGATGAACGATCCGTTCCGAGTCGGCTTACTTCCGTCCTATTCAGTTTTTAGCACTTAAGTTTTACAACGTCCTTTCGAAGTTCTAATAGCAATCGGTCTTCTCTTCTTTGATCTACTACATTGTCGTTTTTAACAATGTCCATTAGTTCCCACGCTGCGTCACAACTTATTGTTACTTGACGATTGTGATAATCGGAAGAAATGAGTTGGGGCGTAGAAAAAGAAAGAAGTGGAACCCATGCTAAAAGCAAAAGTGCCTTAGTCATAGGATGAACGTTAGGGGATTATTATACCCCTATCAACCTATATAGTCAAGTTTGTGTGTATTTCCTGATACAATTTTATTAACGCTCAATATAACTTAATGTGTGATTGGTTGCATAGAGTTGTTGGATAATAATATCACATCCAATCTTTGGATTGCAATCTCCACAGGTATAAACATCCACCGCCGCTTTGCCTTCCTCTGGCCAAGTATGAATACTAATATGACTCTCAGACAATAAACACATTACAGTAACTCCCTGAGGGTTAAACTGTTTTGATATTGTTTGAATTACAGTAGCACCACTAGCAGCTGCTGCATTTTCAAGTAGATCTATAAGACAACGCTCGTCATTCAAAAGAACAAACGAGCATCCATACAAATTTAATAAGTAATGCTTTCCCATCAGTCTATAGGATTTTCCTCTGCTTCTTTTATTAATTCACTTACATAGTTCTCAGTTCCGTCCATTGTTTTTACAGCAAACAGAGGAGATCTCATATACTTTTTAACTTTTTTATATTTTTTTAGTAATTTTTTTACTTCATTATTCTTAATTGGTAGATCAAATTCTACCTTTTCAAAACCTTCACTCATCTTCTTTTCTTTTTTTCTGGAGTTTGATATCCCCACAGTTTGGGATTTGTTCTACCGTATCCAAAATCTATTTTTTGAACTGAACCTGGTCCAAATTTATCATAATAGAGATCAAAAATTTTCACTCTTGTTCCTCTACATACATCCATATAAGTTTCATTATTAACGCGATAAATTACAATATATGCATCATTTGGTAAAGAACTATCTTTAGCTTGCGCATAGGTTGCTCGTTCGTAAATAATTTCACATCCATATTGTGAGGGTAATTCTTTTCTTTCTTCTCTGCTCCAGGTTTCCATTACCCTCTCCGCAACTTTACTCATGAACGACCTCCCCATTGAATATCTGGATATGCTTCTCCAACAATATCTCGGGTGATCTTATATTTATCAGTAAGTTTCTTATCCTTAACAAGGATAACAAGTTCTGCTTCACGAGGATGAAGACCTCTAAGAAGATTAATAAACATCATTTCTCTGCGGATTGAAGTCAGACTATCATTTCCGCCCTTTACATAATGATAAAGGTTTTGATACTCTCTTCTAAGTGAAGTTCTACCTCTACCATCCAGATCTTGTCCAGTTGCCGATTCACCACCAGAGGCTTCCTTTCTCAAATTATCAGACAATGACCCTGAGTAAACTGTCTGATCATTTGCATCGGCATATGGAACATCACCTTCTGGAAGGAGACTTACTATTGATTCATCAAAATTCCAAATAAGAATGGACTTGATAGCGTCACATTCATATTCTTTGAGAATATCAATTTTCTTTTGCTTCGTTTTTTGATTAGATGCCAAATCTAAAATTTCAAAAACAAAAGGATTGGATGGTAACTTTACCTGCGTAGTTACAACCCTCTTATTCGTCGGCGTCTTCGTCGTCGTAGTCTTCGTAGTCATTTTCAAATCTCACTGCTAAAATTTCGTCTGGTATTACATTACCATTTGAATCAAACATCTCTGGGTGGGTGTAAGCAATTAAATTGGTTTCGTAAAAATGTTGCTTAGCCATCCATCCTATTACTCCACCAATAAAAAAGAACATTATAGAAACCAGAGTACTGATGGTCAGAGTTACTGCTAACATTTGCTTTCTCCAGAGAATTTATCTTTTTCTTATATCAAAGTGAAACTCGATAAAGAAATGAAATTCTCTGCGGAAAAGAGAAATCATTTTACCAAACTTCACCTGAAAAGTTTTTGGTTCTTCTGATTTTCTTCTCCTATTACGTAACAGTAATTCAACACCCCGATTAATTTCGGGTTCACTTTTATTTAGTTTCTTTTTTGCGTCTTCCTGGTCGTTTCTCATAATGATATTTTTGAGCATCCTCCAATATAGCGAATAGATAATTTCTTATTTTTCTTGCTTGAGGTTTTGGTATATGCCCATATGCTTCACGCAATAATTTATGGACATTATCAGTTCCTCCTTCACAATAATCATCAAGCTCAACAACCAGATCATTTATTTCATTTGCAGTTGCACTTGAAATAAAGTGTTCAACATCTATTCTTTTTGTTCCACGAATCTTCAAATAATCATAAAATTTTAAAACAAATTGTCCTTCAAATGCATAATCAATTGCTTTTTCTACATCGGAGTAAACTTCGTGAAAGTTACTTTCCATCAAACTAGATTCTGCTCCTTCAGATAAGTTACAGTATCATTGCAACCACCAATATGTTTATCATCAACAATTACTTGTGGGAAAGTAGCTCCATGTCCAAATTCTTGGTAAAACTGATCTTTAGTAAAATCCATATCCAGTTTATAGACTACATGCTGTAGTTGCGCTAATTCTAACACCTGTTGAATTTTTGTGCAATAGGGGCAACCTTCTTTTGAATAAACAGTAAATTTCATAAATTTCAAATTGGTTATTTTTTTATTATATATTAAAATGATAAGTTAAATGAAATAGAAATCCTATCATCATTGGATTGATTCATATTGACCTCGTGTAAAAGATTTGATGGGAAAATTACGAGTCTTCCTTCTTTAGGTTTTATCGTATAAGTCCCATACATTTTTGTAAACTCTCTCATATTATCATTTCTAAACTCGTAATCTATAGCATCATTAAAATCTGGAAGAAATACTAAGTCACCACATTCTTCTGGACATTTTACATAGTAAACAGCAGCAATAATAGATAATGGATGCGTGTGTGTAGAATTATAATTATATTTTCCAGAAATATTAATCCATGCATTTAATATAGAAAGATTTGAGTTCTCAGATATACCAAATTCATTATACATACAATGCTCTAGATTAGCATCCAGATCTTCAAATAAGAATTCAAAATCACTGCTATTATGAATAAAATCAGAGCGACTTTGCCATCCACCAACATTTGATAATTTTACTCCTACGGGATCTTTTTCTCTTTCTTTATAACAAAGATTGATCAGATG